CCAGGGTGTTATGCAGATGGTTGTATGCCGCCGTAGTGTGCGCGATTGGGCTGCCGTGAATCTCCAGCTTGACCCAATCGGAAACCGCCTTGCTGATCGCCGTGGCCAGGGCCGCATCCGGCACAGTCACAGGATCGAGTTCAATGAACAGACCTTCATCCTCGGGCGGGTCGGTCTGCATCCGCTTGTCTTTATACCTCATGTGTTTCCTCCTTACGGGACAAGGATTTCAACCGGGATTCTGGCAATGGCTTGTGAGTCAAGCCAGCCGTCGTCCGTCTCGATTTTTCCGGAAATCACACAATGCGAAACCAGGCCCCCCAATGTTTGATTGCCGGTCATGGGGTCAGACCCTTCATCCAATGCATCCTCCACGGCGTCAATCAACGCATTGAGCATTGGAGCCGGGCTGCTCGTATGATCGTCCGTCTTGGCGTATATCCACAGGTGCGCGTTCAGATAGAGTTTGCGCGGCAAGTCGTTTCCAGGGCGCGTCACGGTCTCCGGTGACTGTTCCTGGAAAAGAGCGGGCTGTTCCTGGCCAAGGACGTCCGAAAAATGACGCATCCGGCGCGAACTCGTCTTGATTCCAGGTATCGCCGAGACCTTTGCAAACAACGCGGCATATATAGCTTCCCTGCTCATGCCCTCAATCCCTCCCGTACCGCGTTCTCCATCTCAATCACGATCCATGGGGCCATTTCCTCAAGCGTCGATGCCATGAACGGCCTTGGGAATGTGCCAGGATGATTCACCTTCTTGCGAAACAGGACATTTCCGCCGATCTCGAAACGCAGGGCCTTCGCGTACTTGGCTCTGATTTCATGCGGAACCGTCCCGAACTCGACGTGCGAAGCGTAGGACGATCCAGAGCCTCCCGCCGCCATGACAGCAACGCTTTCAGTCTCCGATAGATTGAGTTGCGCAAGCCGCACGCTGGACGCCAGGTTCCCGGTTCGCATCTTGACCATCTGACCGCGCAACTTCTCGCTGCGCACCTTCTCCACGAATTGAAATGCCAACAAACGCACCTTGCTCTCAAGACGCATCCGCACCTTCAATGGCATCTTCTCCAGGTGCGCAATCACCTTGTCCATTCCGGCTTCGACGAATTCAATCACAGAGGTACGACCTTTCGATAGTTCCGTAACAATGTTTTCACTTCCACAGGGAAGTCAACAATGGTGAATGCCACTGTCTCACCGGCGAGGCTCTTACTCGCGTGCCCGATGCGTTCGCGTTCGCGGTATCGCAGGGCCACCGTAGCAATACACGCCTGCTCGATCTCTGGAGGCACCGTGGCAAAACCGGCATTGTATGTCACCACGACGTTTCGCACGCCCCTTGTGAACACTCCGCCGATCCTCCACAGTCCAAACTCGTCAAAGGCATATCCCGCCAGCCCGTAGCCCGCCGAAGGCAACACGGCCACGCCGTCAACCGTCAGCGAAGCTACGGACTGCACGGGGTAATTAGGCAGAAGCAGCCGGCTTGAGCCCGTACCTGCCCCTGTCCATGTGTAGTTCGTCGCCGCGATAGTCCGATTCAACCACGCCTCGATTGCACCAGAGCACGCCAGTATGAGCCGCGTGAGCAGCGCATCGTCAGTGCTCGGCAAGGGAGTCCCGCTTGTGGCGAACCACGCCTTTGCATTCGAGAGCGTGACCAGTTGCGTCGGCATCGCGTTTCCCCTACCTTCTCTTCTTGGCTTCGGAGATCATGGCTTCGAGCTTATGGATACCAGTTTTCGGGGGAGGCTTCAGCCCCATGGCCCGCGCCTCCATCAGAAGTCGAATGCGCTTGACCTCATCACTCTCCACAGCGGATTCCATGATGTGGATATCCACCTGCACAGGGGCGCCAGTATCCGGACGAAGAATCTCCGGTTCGGGCAGGTCCTCGACTATCCCCACAGGCTCAAGCCCGTGGTTTAGCAGGTCTGCACAATCCACTCCGTTCGGAATCAAGATGCACCCGTCGGCATCCGGTTTGTATTGCACGCCACGGAAACCAACACTTCCGCATCCATCGGGCAGTTTCAGCTTCATTGCCATGTCGTTCACCCGTTTGCTATATTTATGATCGCGCCGAACGCCGGCGGGAAGTAGTTCTGAAGCACGCCGTCCGCATAAACGCCGTACTCATACTTTCTGGTCCGCAACGGCCATTCGATCTGGTAGTAGTCCATGCGAAGCAGCATCCGCTTGACCATGCCCACCCCGCTCAACGGGTACGGAATTTCGTCCGTATCGAACATGATCGTGCCCGGAGGCAGGTTCGGGTGCAACATGATCGGGATTTCCTGCGCGCCGCTCATGGTGAACTTGTTGAGGTAACTGCGTACCATCGTGCCGCCGGCAAGGACGCCCTGCTTTGAATCGAAGACGAACCGCTGCGCCGCTGTGGCCGACCCGGTGAGTATCTTCACGCTGATGTTCTTCTGCTCCTGGGCGTTGACCCAAATGACGCTCGGGCTCAATCTGTAGTTATCCCAGAAAGCCCGCAACGCCACATCGATCTCCGTGATGCCGCCCAGGGTGTCACCCGTAAGCGGAGTCCCGGTGCCGGGGGTACCGGTTGCCATGCTGTACACGTAGGCCCCCGAACCAGACTTGAAAATCTGGTACAGGAGGCCGTCGAAGGACAGGGCATTCTTCGACTTGTCAGCGGAAAAACCGGCACTGGCGAGCTGGCCGCCGCTGGCACTGGCCGCGACGATCTTGGCGCTGTTGATCGTGGTGATCTGGTTCAACTTCTCCGCACCCGTCGTTCCGACGAACCAAGCGTAAGCGACCGCCCCGGTAATGGCAGTGGTGCTAACGCTCAAGCAATGCGTGGAATTGCCGTCGCTGGCCGTGGTGGCCCCGCCGGCAGCGGATTGGATGCTGGTACCCTGATTGTAGGCTTCAGTGACACCGCCCGCCAAGGTGCGGGTAGCGGACAAGGGAAGGCCGCTCGCGACACTGGAGGCCTGGTAGCCGTCCAGGGTCAGCGCAACGACGATCACCTTGTAAGCCGTCGCAGGAAGCAGGGTTCCGCCAGTTGCGACATCCGCAACAGTCGGAGTGACCGGAGTTGCCAACGCAATGGCGTCACCGTTCCCGCCCAGGATCATCGACTCCTCGCCGATCATCATGGCCCGAAGCAGGTTCATGGTAGCCAGGGCCTTCACGTCCTGGAACCCGACACCGGCATAGTCGGCCTCGAAGGTCACGCTGTTTTCCAAGCCGAGCCCGACGAACTTGGCATAGTATTCGCCAACGGTTTCGTCCATGACCACGCCGCGGTTTCCCTCGCTGATCCCTATGCCTCCGCGAGAGGGGTTGATCGCGGTCACGGCGCGCCAGTTGGCCTGGATGCCCTTCCCGCCCACGACGCGAGGCGTCTTGTTCCGCAACGGGGTCAAAACCGGGTAAAGGTTGAGTGCCGGGGCCTGGAGATCGTAAGCCGTGATCCCCGTAATGGCCAACGCAGACTGCGTAAAAGCCTTGGCAAGCTCTTCATTGGGCTTTCCCAGGGCGGCCTTTGCCAGTTCAAGAGTCTCTTTCGAGATATCAACGCTCATGTCTTCTCTCCTTGTGCCTTACGCGCCCATGACAATCGGGTTAGCGTGGGCAATTTTGATCAGTGTCAGCGCCTTTTGCTCGGGAGTGAGGCCCGGCGCGTTGGGGTCCAGTTGATTTGTTTCCTGTATGCCGATGTCCTGGTTTTTTGTGATCGGTATGGGCTTGACCGAGCCCTTTGCGGGCATCGGTTGAGCTTCGAGTACTTCCACGCGCTTTGAAAGCGTGGATATTTCGATCTTGGCGAGGTCCAGGGCTTGAACAGCCTTGGCGAGGTCCTCGGAAGGGGCCGCAATGGCTTCAAGGCTGGTCTTGAGCAGGGCACCAGCCCCGGATGCCACCTTGGCGAGATCGTCA